GTGACAACACCATCAATACAGGAAAGAATCATACTGTAGACAGTATTGAGAATATCTCGATTCTTCATGCTCTCAAGGGACATCATCACAGATGGATAGATGGAGCAATCCAACTGAATCTGTTCAAATGGATCAGTATCGTTGGTCAATGAAACCAACAAGTTGGAAATGTACATATTCGCTTGGTCTCGTGTGAGGACAGTGGAATAGACCTTTTGGACGTCATTGGTAAGGCCCACAGTGTAACGATGAATAATTTTGAAATGATTGGATTCAGTTCTTTGAATTTGAACGATATCCTCATCGTCATCTACTTTAGCGAAAGGAATGATGCGTAATGTAACAATATTCATTTGATTGTATGTATCGCAGTTCTTTTAAATGGGATCATTTTCATCTGCCATATATTCCTGCTGATAATCCTTACCTTCATTAATTGGTTCTGCCTCGTAATCACCATAGTCACCATTATCAGTATTTTCAGGCATTCCAACTGCTCCCTGTTCATTTAGATGTCTCGGTTCTCCAACACCCGTATCCTCTACCTTTTCTTCTTCCAGTTCTTCTTTCATTCTATCTGCCATCAAGCTATCCTCTAATTCTTGTGCAAATTCTTCACGATTTCGATTGACAATTACGTATGCAGATTTTCCAATGTTTCCATATTTCAACAATTCTTTTGTAACTTCACGATCGATGTCTGATTTCAGTTTCATACGTTCAGTAAACGTAGTACGTTCTTTTGCACGAAGAGTCATTGTATTCTTTTTGTCAGCATTCAAATCGGTTGTCATAATGTAGAGACTAACATCTGTCTTATCTAAATGTTCTTGAAAAATACGCAGGTTCTTATCATTCCCTTCGATTTGTTTTAGAATTTTATGCAGGAATCCTTTTGTTATATCTCGTAGCAATCCATCTCCTTTTGTTGTATCTAAGGTATCCAGTTCTGGAAAAGACACATTAAAAATGGATGCAAGATGAGTTGCAAGTCGAATATTTGTTCTCCAATCATCACCAATTTTTAATTTGATGTCTTTTGAAAGTTTTATATGAAGATTTTTACGGATTTCTGAGTCTGTTATTTCTGCAGGTACAGCTCTCTCTGATTCAGAAGGTTCTAACAAAGGAGCATTGGTAGATGGAATACGATCAATAATCTTAATATCACTCTGTTTGTATTTTGGATTATTTGGAGTGGTCCAATAAGGTCTTCCACTTTCACACGATTCATAATTCGTAATAAGAGGTGCATTTGCAGGTGGATTAACAACTGTAGGAATAAGAGAATTCACAGACTCTTCAACTGCAGTTACATTGGCTCTGTGAGCTTTTGCATCCACCAATGCATTTTTCAATGCACTGTCTTTATCAACTTTTGGACTCAATAAGAAATTGATTGCAGTGATAGTCTTATTTCGCACATCTGCTTTTTCATAGAAAGAAGCACGAACGAAATCTGCTGCAGGTCCTTTGAATGCAGTCGGTGAACTTTCAAATGTCTTACGAATCGCAAGTAATAAACTGTCTACGATTGAGAAATCTTTTGGTTTAGGATCATCTCTTGGAAATCCACTCAATACCATTTTTACTGTTCCAAAATTACGACGAGGCAATAGAATAGGAATATGAATTTGAATTAGAATACAGAGAGCACCAACACCCATTGCACCCAATACTTTCTTCGCATCTTTGGCAGTTGGTTTTATTCCTGATGTGAGTGATCGAAGTTTATCAAGAACTGTTTTAAGTATTCCTGCTTCTGGAGTAATTTGAAGAATAGACATAGTCAAAAAGAAAGCATCTTCTGCAGGATCGTTGAGATTGAAAAGAGATACCAAGGATTTCAAATCAGTTGTATACGCTGCCAATTCTTTTGTAGAAACAACTTCTTCAGTTTCCAGTTCAGAAGCTCTTACAACTTTAAACCCATCTTCCGTATACATTTCCTGCTCTTCAAAATCATCTTCCATCACACGCTCACCACAAAATTTACAAACTCGAAACCCATTTTCTTTGACAGTCCATTTGTCTTTGAATGTTTTACGATCTTTATCAAGAACACCTCCAAGCAATTCAAGTGTATGCTCGCAGAGTACAAATCGTCCATTGATCAGATCATTGTAATTGTGTTTCGAGATAGGAAGTTCACGAACAATCTCTAGAATATCTTTCAACTTGTCATCACGATATCGTTTGCGATCATTCAAGATTGCAACCACTTCTTCTCTCACCTTTGATTCTTCAACTGCAGCTGTCTTAGTTTCTGGAACATATTTCTCTTTGTACGTGAGAGTTCGATAAGCATCCAACGATTTCAAGTAGTTAACAAGAATATCATTTGCAGTAGAATCGGTCCATCCAATTCGATTTCTGTAACCAATCTGCTTTCTTTCTTCACGAATAAAATCCAACGGTACACAATTCTTATCACGATAGATACCTCGTAGAATAAATTCATTGAATGATAGATTTTCAAGATGACAGTCCTCTGGTTTGACCTGTTCGAGCGTAGGCTTTCCTGTTGCCAAAATTTCAGCAGACTGATTGACTATCCCCACTTTTCCTGCTTCGGAAAGAAGCATCTTAATAACAAGATTTCCAGCATCGATTTGGTTCATCAACCAATTACGTTGAGACAGTCCTGAACTGTATTTGATTTTGTACTCCTTGAGGAGTTGCGGAGGAGGTGTAAATTCATCGACTTTTGGATAGGGCAATTCTCGAGGCTTGGGATAGACAGTGATTCCCTCTACTGGTGGAAATCGAGACTTCCAAGCTTCCCAAGGAATATCTGCAAGAGATACGTCATAAATCTTAAGATATCTCATTCCTACATTGTACGGATCTCGGGTACCTGCAGGGACTCCGTGAAGAACAATTGAATTTATGCTTGGTATAATCTCATCTAATGGAGCAGTGGTTTCTAAATAGACAGCATCCTTGCTCTTTAAGAATGGATGGTCTGGATGAGGTTCAGGAACATCAATGGATCGTTGGTCCGCATAATATCCTTTGAACTGAACTTGATCAGCAGTGCCTTCAACCTGCATATCGATGATTTCAATTTTACCATCTTCGTGTCTCTTCTTACGAGTGGTTACATAATTTGGAAGAGCAATGATTGGAGTCTTACCATCCTCTGCTACAAATCGAGTGGGTTTAGAAAAAGTATATGGAGTCTCTCCTGCCATCATATATGGTCTTGGAAGAGCTGCAAGCATACGAGGATAGAACCCTGCAGCATCCGATGTAAAAATAGGGTTCCATTCTGTTTCAAAATCATATTCCCTTCTTTCATCGCTTTGATAGACAGGATGAATCCAATTCAACTCTCTACCATATTCCGGCTTTCTTAAAGAATAGTCATCTGCTTCCGGCACAATGAACTTCTCATAAAGATCTTGAATTTTATCCACTTCCTCCTTAATACGTTCAAGACGATAGGAACTCACTCTTCCCATACGCGGAACAAATTTATCAAATGCATCATTCACCTGTTCATCCAAAGTGAAAAATCGAATATTTTCAGGTTTTTGAACAGTTTCATCGAACTCGAACTCTTCAATTATTTTGAATTCGTTCGGCTCAAAGTTTAGATACTCTGCCATTATAGTGACTTGAGAATGCTTTCACACAGAGCCACCGCCTGTTCCTTGAATCTCCCAATCACTGCACCCGGCTCCACGGACTTTGTGGTCTGAAACTTTAGTACCATCTTGGGAAGAAGAGGATGTGGAATATTGTAGGATACAAATTCTACTAATCCACCTTCATAGATAAGAGACTGTGCAAGATAACCAATCGTATGACCCTCCGTTTCGCTCTCAAGACTGAACCACTTATCCTCGTGACGAAGAATATCTCCTTTCACATACTCTTCAATTTTTTCCTTTAAGATACCTGCTGCAGCTCTCAAGATATCTTTGGCCTTCATTACTCCAATACTCTCGATAGCGAAATCGAAGTGGTTTGGTCTACCCTTCTCATCGACTGAGAAATGACGCTGCTTCTCATAGTTATCGAAGACTGCTCCTATTCCTCCGTTATTGATATAGGTCTCCTTGGCATCCTTCAAGATGTCTTGATTTATATGATTCATAAAGGTAGAGACACATACCTGCGACACATTTTTATTTTCAACTGTAATCTCTGCACGGAAATGCATAACCTCTCCTGCTTTCAAATTCATAAATATCAGTGGAGTACTCAGATCTCGATCCTTGAGAATAACATCCTTGCGAGGTCCAGAAACTACAATATCATTGGACGTGATTTCTTGTGGCTTGTCGATTGGTGCTACGATACGCAACTCCAGTTTTGTATCACGAATAACATCCACTTCATTTGGCAACACATTAATTGGTAACATCTCAATACGATGACGTAACATCTCGTGAATAAGAGAAGACGTATTCTCAAGGATTTCTACATTGGTGACAACAACCGTTGGAATTTCAGAAAGAATAATGCGGCGAAGAGCGTTGACAAAGGCAACAGGTACGTCCTTCAATTCAAAATTCAATCGGTATCCATTTAAACTTTCCTTGAACTCCATATTACTTATATATTCTGTTCGTTAATGTCTATTCGTTTTTTTCGCTTAAATTCCCAATGAATAACCAGCCGATCCTGTTCTTCAGTTCAAGATGTTCTCATAGCAAACAGATTGTTGACACTCTCAACACTCTCAATAAACAGGATCTGTTTCGTATGTTCTCAATTGATGGAAAGACTCGCGACCAGCTTCCTCCATTCCTGAAGAGCGTGCCTACTCTCTATGTTCCTGAAACCAAGGACATCTACACCGGCAAGGACATCTACGGTTATATTGCGAAACCTGTTGTGTCTCGTCGCGAGATACCAACCAATGCTCCTACTGCGAGTCAAGGTGCTCCTGTTGCGAATAACAAGGATTACCAAGCTTGGTCATTCTCTGGTTCAGGTTCTTTAACAGAAGGATATTCCAGCTGGGATTCTCCGGGAAATTTCGCAGTCGATGACCAGCTCCAGTATTCTTACCTGAATGGACCTGTTGCCACTCCTCCTCCAAAACCAGAACCTCAAACAAAGCAGAGTTATGAAGGAGACAAAGCAGGTAGAAATGATGACATAAAAAAGAGGTTAGAGGACTTACAGAAACAGAGAGACGCAGAGTTTAAAGGTATCTCTCGCCAATAAATTAAATGTCCAAAAAGGTATTGATTGATGCTTTCTACAACCAATTTCACGATTTTTTAGAACAGCTTGAAAAAGTTATGCCAGAGGACACAGATTTTCCAACCTATATGATGGGTCTTAAAATGATGAAAACCGGAAACCCAATGTATCTTGTTCGTGAATTCATCGCACAAACAAAACCTTTTGAAGCTTCTATCAAAAGCAGGGATGAAAAGTTCTTCTTGGACTATACCTTTGATGAGTTTGCAAATAACGATTGGTTGATTCAAATGATAAATAAAATCAAAGGTCTCTGGAAAGGCTTTTCCGATAATAACAAAAAATGTGTCTGGGACTACACTAATCTGCTTCTGGCGATTGGACAGAAGTGTAGTGACTAACAGCTTCTGTAAGTGTTCTGGTTAGTTCTGCTGTGAATGTGCGTTCCATCATTTCTTGTGAGAGTTCGTATGGTAATATAATTGCTCCACATGTTCTCGCAGGAAAGATATCGTATGTGTCTTTGAATTTCTCATACATGATGTTAGTTGTAGTGTTAACTTTTACAAACATATAGTCTATGCCTTTTCTGGCAATGTCCATGAGCTTTTCCAAAATATTGAAATCATTATTTGGATAATTATCAGTTATATCATTGTCGTGGAACTCTTTACCATGAGGAGGAGCATCTGCGATATGAACGACTGTTCTTATATCTGCTGAACTCCAGTCCAGTTTGAGAACCTTTTCAAATCCACCTGCTACATCTTCGCAGATATCAAGTCCTCCTTCCGGTTCAACATTTCCAAGCTGTTCTAGAAATAGAGTAATATTTGAAGTAAACGGAATAGTGAAGAAAGGAACCTTCTCTCCAATATCACGATAACCGACAAATCCTAATTGAATAGGACTAGCATTTGTCTGTTCAATAATTGTTCGTATTTGCTTTTTTGCTGAAACAATGTATGGACCCATTGATGATGTACAGTCCATCAAGAAACATAATTTTATACTTGGCATTTAACTCACTCTGATTTGATGTCATTTATTCCGTTTTCTTCAAACCCATACAAGTCCTGCGGTTTCAAACTTATCAATTCCTCTAATGCTTTCATCGGTTCTGTAAAATTACGGAAGAGGATTTGATTAACCTCAGCAGGACTCCATTTGTAGTCCAGAGTCTCATCTGTTGGAAGGTCTATTTGTTTATCGTAAAAGGACTCCATCATTTCATGCATCACTTCACGATTGCATTTCTTGAACTTGACAATCATATCAATACGACCTGGACGAATCAATGCCTTGTCAATTCGTTCTGGAAAGTTGGTGGTGATAATCAGAATACGTCCATTGGATTCCAGAGTGCCATCCAGCAGGTTCAGCAAGAATGATAAATCAATGGTCTCTTTCTCATCCTTCTTTTCATTCATTCTATCCGTAAAGATATCGCCCGACTTCTGCTCAGGTTCTTGACTGGTCGTTGGCTTCTTCCACTCTCGTCTGAGAACAGTATCGCCCATCGCATCAATATCCTCAATCACATACAAGCGTTCATTCACAGGAATGGTGTATTTTTCCGTACTGATCCCATTGAATACATGAATTTCATCATTGAAGAAAAGGTGTTGCAATTGTTGTTTGGTCTTGATTTCTGAGAGTTGAACGTTGATTATATGACGACGGGCTTCGTTGGCGATGGCTTTGACAGTAGAGGTTTTGCCAGTTCCTGGAGTTCCGTGGAACATGAAACCGAGGGTGTACGGAATACCCTTTTTATCATACCAATCACGTCGTTCCAAAAAGAAACTAGTTCTTCCTTCCACATGCTCTCTTTCTTCAAAGAAGACATTTTTAAACGTACGATTGGTCGTGAACTTAGATTTGGTATAGAGCAGATGACTTGTGGGAAGAGGATTTTGTGTACTCGCCTTTGTCTTGACGGAAACCATCTGGTCAAAGAAGTACTTGCTGGTTCCTAACTTGTTGGCCATTCGTCGTTCGTAGTCAGTATTGCAGGTATCCACAAATGATTGAAGATGCTGAACATCGTGATCGTAGCAGAAAAGTTTGAATTTGATTATTTCAAGATTGCCATCTGTCGACATCTTCAGTTCTTGTAGCTCAAAGAATACATCGGTATCAATCCCGATGGCATCAAACTCGTGCGGGAGATAATCATAGTTTATGACGGATAACAAATTTCGCATCGAAGGAAGAGTGGTCACATAATGAATAACCGCATCCATACGATTGGAGTACAGCGTTCCTGTTTGTTGAGCATTTCGGTTGCTAGATTGAGAGGTCATAGATGCCTTCTCAAATACGATAGAAGCCCTAATACTCTTGAGAATAGGCGGTACATTTATGTTAAGTGAATTGGTTTGTTTTCGTCTGCGGCAGCAGGATAGATTGGTCAAAATATTGTACCATTGTGGAAATGTGCGGACACCGATTTCAAACATATTAAGAGTGATGAGGTTCAATAAAGGATTGTTCACTTTTCCCACCTGAAGAAGCATCTGCGTCTTTAGGAGGTCATTCATAGATGACGCCATTTATTGATAGAAGTTTTTAGGATGTAAATGTCATACATTTATCCAGAGTTGCCACATTGGTATTCACTGGCTTGGTTCGTCGCAATCTCAATTCCTTGGACGCCTTTTCTACCGTCTCCTGCGAAAGAGCAACGAATTTCTTCACATCCCGAATAGGCCCTTGTGCGTTCATTGTTGGAACGTGTAATCGAATCGGTGGCATCTGAACTGTTACCATATCCTCACTGTTCGCAATAAATTCACGAAACTGTTCGATATCAAGTGGTCCTCCAAACAACCGAAGCATATGCCGATGAGGAGCAGGAGTGATCTCTTTGTTCACATACAACTTGCGATACAAATCACATAACAATGCGTGTCTATTCCAACGATTGATGTCTGGTAGACTCACATCATTATACAGATATGCCAGAGTACATTCTGGAGAACAGAAATTGCCTTCACCACAATACATATTTTCATAGGCATCGTAAGAAACTGGTAATACACAAGGCTTCCAACCAAAAGGATGGCAGCACCAGAAACAGGCTGTATTCGAAGAGTAGGTTGGACTTTTTGTTCTCGACAAAATCTCCTTCAAAGTCTCAGTATTGAAACGTTGAGAAGTGTGAGATACTTCTACACTCGACAAGATATCCGAGTAATTGGTAGACACTTCTGCTGCAGCAGGTTCGTTGTCCTCTACAGGAAGCCGAAAACTAAAAATAACCGGTGCTTCCGGAAGCGATTTCTTTGGTGGCATATTTAATTAATAAACTCCGCATTAGTGAAAGCCTAATGACAAAAAATAAATAAAAAGAATAATGGCATCCTTAATTATGCAAGTTGCTCCTAGAGTAATCCTGCCTTCTTTTTTTGTTGGTGAAAAAATCAGCACTCTTACCGATTCCGAAGAAATAGCACAAACAATTGCGTTTACTGCTCTTTTAGTATCTGCAGTATATGCTACTTTCAAATCTCCATATTGGCTTGGTATTATTCCTGGTATCGCAGCCTGGGCTTACTGGAATATGATGAAGGACAAAGAGAATAAACAGAGTTATCGTTATACTGATTGGGCATTGACCACACCAATTATGCTTCTGGCATTGTTGGTTGCAGTCAAATCTCCTTTAAGTTTGATTGTATTTATCATATCGTGTGATGTCTTGATGATTTTGACTGGATATCTAGGTGTGACTTCCGAAGAAAAAGAGAAGAAGTTTATGTATTTCGGAATTGGTATGATAGCATTTATTCCTATCATCTTGACACTCTTAAAACAGAAAACAAATCAGGCCGCTATCTATCTCACATTGATATTATGGTCATTGTATCCAGTTGTTTGGTATATGGAAGAGTTTGAGTATGTTACCGAAAAAACTTCCACAATAATGTATTCTGTTATGGATGTCATTGCAAAGGTTGGATTAGTGAACTTGGTTCATATCTAAAAAACGAATAATTTACAGCGAAGGTAGGTGGTAGGTATTATGGACTTGAAAACAGCTTATCGTAAACAAACACATCGAGAGCATATTCTCTCTCTGCCCGATACTTATATCGGTAGCATTGAGACCGCAAATGAAGAGGTTATTCTACAAGATTTCAAACAACACACTATTCCAGTTAATCCAGGCTTCTACAAATTGATTGATGAATTACTCGTGAATGCTCACGATCATGTGATTCGAATGAGACAACGAAAGACAGAACTTGTGAAACACATTGAGATTGAATGCAAACCAGATCACTTCAGTATTGAAAACGATGGCAAGAGTATTGATGTTGCCAAGCACCCAGACCACGATATGTACATCCCACAACTCATTTTCGGAGAACTCTTGACGTCGACCAACTATGACAAAGAGGAAAAGAAACTGGTTGGTGGCAAGAATGGGTACGGTGTCAAACTGGTAAACATCTTTGGCAAACAACTTGATATTGATATCGTGGACAATGAACGTGGCCTATCCTACAAGCAAACCTTCAGCGACAATATGACCAAGGTATCCACTCCTGTTATCAAGGCATCCAAGGGCAAGCCACACGTCAAACTCACTTGGCGTCCGGACTTTGCACGATTCGGATATACCGAGATTCCAGAACCGATGTTGAACCTCATTCAACGAAGAGTATGGGACTTGGCAATGACTGTTGGCAAAGAAGTCAAGGTCACTTGGAATGGAGAACTGGTAAAATGTAGAACATTGCAGGATTATGCGAAAGCCTATGAATGCGACCCTGTGATATTTGAAGCACCCAACGACCGATGGCAAATCGCTGTCACACAAACACCGACCGACAAGTTCTTCCACATGTCATTCGTGAATGGCATCTGGACTTCCAAAGGAGGAACACACGTAGATGCAGTCGCATCGCAAGTCGTGGGGCATATCGTAGACTATCTAGAAACTAAAAAGAAAGTGAAGGTCAAGCCAGCATTGGTAAGAGACCATCTTGGGCTCTTCATCGTATCGCTGATTGAAAATCCAAGCTTCACTTCTCAGACCAAAGAAACATTGACAACCAAGGCATCTGCATTCGGCTCGTCTCACAAGATGAGCGACGATACTCTCAAGAAGATTATCAGCAAACTTGGAATCGTGGAAAAGATATTGGAGGCACAGTCCATCAAGGATGCGAAGGATAACTCCAAGACCGATGGAAAGAAACAGTCTCGTATCACCGGCATTCCTAAGCTTGATGATGCGGTCTATGCAGGAACAGCACAGAGTTCCAAATGTACGCTGATTCTGACGGAAGGAGATTCGGCTAAGGCGATGGCTCTCTCGGGCTTGTCGCAAGAACAGCGCAAGTTCTTCGGAGTCTATCCTCTCAAGGGTAAGATTCTGAATGTGAAGGATACGTCGGATTCCAAGGTGGAACAGACCAAGGAAATCGCAGAACTCAAGAAGATTATTGGATTGGTCTCAGGCAAGAAATATGCGGACACTTCCTCTCTGCGATATGGTTCGATTATGATTATGACCGACCAGGATTATGATGGGTCTCATATTCGTGGATTGCTTATCAATCTATTCCACGAACTCTGGCACGAATTGATTAAGATTCCAGGGTTCCTGAGTTATATGGCGACTCCAATTGTGAAAGCGAACAAAGGAAAAGAGACCAAAGTGTTCTATTCTCAATACGAATACGAACAGTGGCGAAAGACACCTGCCTCTCAGGGATACAAGGTGAAGTATTACAAGGGATTGGGTACATCTACACGAGATGAGGCCAAGGAGTATTTCACACACGTCAATGCTGTGAAATTTGATTACGCAGAGGATGCTGATGTATGTATTGATTTGGCATTCAACAAAGGCAGGGCAGATGACCGAAAAGAATGGCTCAAAGCCTATGACAAATCTGCTCTTATTCCTGCAGGAAACAAATTACCCTATTCCGATTTCATTCACAAGGACTTGATTCACTTCTCGTATTACAACTTGGAGCGTTCTATTCCGAATGTGATGGATGGTCTTAAAACATCGCAGCGCAAAATTCTGTATGCTGCGTTCAAGAGAAATCTTACACAGGAAATTCGTGTAGCTCAATTCGCAGGATATGTATCCGAACATACTGGATACCATCACGGTGAAGCGTCACTCAATGAGACCATCATTGGTATGGCTCAGGACTTTGTGGGTTCTAACAATATCAATTGGCTTGTGCCACAGGGACAGTTTGGAACTCGGTTACAGGGTGGTAAGGATGCGGCATCTCCAAGATATATTCATACCTATCTCCAGCCAAAAATTCGCAAATTGGTTCCAACAGAGGATTTCAGTGTATTGAATTATCGTGACGATGATGGATTGCTTGTAGAACCGGAATGGTATGCTCCGGTATTGCCGATGTTATTGGTGAATGGGTCTCGTGGTATCGGTACTGGGTATTCTACCTATGTACCACCCTGTAATCCTGCGGTAATCAAGAAGATGTTACAAGATTGGTTGAAGGGAGACAAAGAGGCATTGAATACTCCATTGACTCCGTATTTCCAGGGGTTCAAGGGAACGATTACGGGAGAGGTGGTAAGCGGTCTCTATCGCAAGGACAAGGATGCGTTCGTGGTGATGGAATTGCCTGCAGGAACTTGGACTGCGGATTATCGCGAGTGGTTGGAGAAGATGTTGGTAGAAGGCAAGGTCAAGGATTTCACCGATATCTCCACGGATACAGAAGTGAATATTCGTATCACAGGAATAACAGAAGAATTGTTGGTGAAGTCATTGACTGACAAGGTTAAGACAACCAATATGCATGCCTTCAATGCGAATGGTATTATTACAAAGTATGATACTCTCAACGATATCCTGCGAGAGTATGCGGGTGTGCGATTGGAATTGTATGAGAAGAGACGATTGCATCAAATCAAGGAAATGAAGGATGAGTTGCCGTTCCACGAGAACATTGTACGATTCATCAAATCTCAGTGTGAAGAGAAACCAGTTCCTGATTTGAAAAGAAAGCCAATGGCAGAGTGCGTGGAGTTATTGGAGAAGAATAAGTATGACCGTATCAATGGAGATTACAATTATATTATGAAGTTGCCTGTATCATCGTTTACGGCAGAGAATATTGAGAAACACGAGAAGGATATGATGGCTTTGAGAAAGAGTATTCATGCGCTTGAAAACAAGAATGCGAATGAGTTATGGCTTAATGACTTACAATGTCTATAAAGAACAATGAGTGACTACCTTAAATTGTTGGTACAGAGTGATGTATCAGCAAGACAGAAGTTTGACTTTGATCCGCGAGTAGCATTTGGAAGCAATTTCGCTCACAAGAACATTGAACCTTTTTCAAATGGTATGGGTTCAAATACCACTGCTGTGGATCCATCGCTGTATACCAATGTACCAACTGGTTCGCATTCGGATGAGAATATAGTTCAATCTTCACCAACTACTCATCTTGTGAAACGCTATGTAGTGATGGACACTTCTCAACGAGATTGGATTAAGCAACCCAATCCATTCAGCAATCTTCTTTTTGCATTTGGAAAGCAGAGTGAACCTTCTTCGAATCCTCCAGTCTATGAGAATAACCAATTTGTTCCAACCTTTGCAGTCGAACAGTCAAATCTACCAAATCCTATTCCAGGCCTTCCAAATGTTCAAGGATGGACACTTGCTTCTACTCCTTCCAATATCAAGTATCCTCCTTACAACTCTTCTCTTCCAAGAGGAAACTTTGTAGCATACGATACTGGATATACCATTACTACATCTGGTTCAGGGTTTGAGAGTGTATTCACACCCTGCAATGTAACTGCGATTCGTCTTGTGCGTGCTGTTCTTCCACAACGTCAATTTTTAAGCTTGCCAATTGTCCCAACAGTAGCAGATGCAGGAGATGCTGCGATCTCTTCTTTTATTCAGTCCAATATTGCTGACAAACCATACTCTACCTTTTCTACCTATCCATACCTGCTATTTTACCTCAACGAATACTACGGTCAGTATGTTGGAGGAAATGAACCCATTCGCAGGTCATTTTCTGTAATGACACAAAAACAAAGAACACAAACGAATTTCCAGACAACGGTTGGAGTTCAGCAATACGATTATGAGCCTTGGGGATCAGAGGCGTTGCACCTACAAAGTCCTATCACGAATTTACAGAAACTTGCATTAACTGTAACCGATCCAGTTGGTAACATTTTTTCACAGAATGATACTCTTTCTATCTCGTTGATTCAATCAACGCCTACCGGAATGTATCTGAAGTGTTTCACCAGTTCGTTTCAATATTTCAATGGCAATGATCTTCGTGTAGGTGATCGTGTCCTATTCTATTCGAATACAATCAACGAGATTTTGAAGTCGCCGATTCTTTCTGCCATGAATCCACAGAAAAAATTATTTGTTACCAATCTGTTAAGCAATACGTTTCCGGTATTAGAATTGTTGGACTATGTTCCAGATTCGAACGGTATATATAATCCACGCGATTCCAATCAGCAGCGAACTACTCCCTATCTCGCATCATACAATGGTTTCTTGATTCCTAATTTTGTTACCGTGGATGTGGGTGGAAATGTTAATGTACAGTATCCAAATTCTATTGATCCAATTACCAGCAATGTGCTTGAAATAAGCACCTTTGTATCATCAAATTTACCACTTATGAATACGACTCTTCAGCCAGTATATACCTTGGAGTTGGATATTCAGCAGCCCGATACAAGCAAGATTGGCGGTTCTATTGTCTTGTAAAGATACAAATGTCGCGAATCGCAGACTATATTACGAAAACGCTGGCAGATTTTTACACAGGAACTGCCATTCAAAATGTATCCAAGCACACTGGTCGTCTTCCTCTTAGCGAAGAGGAGGAGAATAAACCTGTTCCCAAAGCCCATCTTTTTGTAGATGAACCTTCTATGGCTTCTGAACGTGTCGCCGAACGTGTCTTCTACCGTCACGAGGATACTCCCTTGAATACTCTCTTCTTCAGTCAGTCCAATATTGATGCTCTTCAAAACCAGATTCGTCAAGCAGTTCAGCAGATGAGCGGTGATAAGAATTACATCATTGACCGACAGAATGATGAGGATTTGGTAACAATTATGAGAAGCTACTACCTTCAATATGCTGACAACTCAAAGGCAAATGTTGGAGAACAGATTGCGGAACTCAATGCTCGTGTGGTGAATTACTGTGCCAATAACATTATGGTTGAGATTGAGGCATACAAATACTACCGCAAGGACATTATGGATTTCCCACCCCCAATTGCCAATCCTATCAGTTCTACTATTTACGGCACTCGCACTGGAGAACTTAGGTCATTTTTTTGATGCTTTTTGGTAAGCAAATGTTTTTGTTCCGATGATTTAGAATTGAATTTTATAAAGCAAACATCACATTTTAATTCTATTTTTGGTTGAGGATTTAATTTATTCAAATGTTTTTTGGTCTGTAAATGACGTTCTTTATCAATTCTTGATAAGAACTCCATTTGACAAACATCGCAATTTAAAGGAGTTCTCAATGAAGGGTCTTCCTTTTTCTTATGTTTTTTTGTTTTGATATGTCTATCATATGTTGATTTATTCATACATTGTGTTTCACAAATGTTACAATAAAAAGGGTTATTAGGAGCTTCTAGTTTTTCTTTATGACGTATTCCATTAATATGAGCATTCCAGGTGCTATTAAAATAAAACTGCCGGTCGCAAGTTTTACAATAAAATGCATTTAATGTTTCCATTCTTTTCTTATGGTAAGGAGATTTTAAATGCCTTAATATTTCAACAGTAGAATAGTAGTTGTGGTATTTATCACATACATTACAAATAAATCTTCTTTCATTTGTATATTTTGTTGTAAAGGAAGAAACATAATAAGGAAATTCCATTTATTATTAAATTAATATATTTTTTTCAAAAAACTAATTTTTAACATTATTTTAATAATGGACTATTTCATCAATCCTCCTTCGTTGCAAAAATACTTAGAATGAGTTGTCATAGACTAGTTAAAAATAACCATTGTCCAATTTTTGTTGAAATCTAGGTTTTTGTAAAAAATATATGGTGGCGGCAACTTTCACATACCCTGCTTCAAGAAAACAATGCCCTGCTCACTGTGTAAAGAAGAAGACCATAAAACTAGCCGATGTCCTGAACTATCAGATGAGCGTCGTCAATCTACCTTTGAACCAAATAAAGAACAACGACACGACGATGGTGAAGAGGAGGAACAATCTCGTTACAAACTTGTATCTATAGTCTGTCTGTGAAACAATGTTGATTCAATTTGGTGACCGAATCTATCTTCAACTCAAAACACAATGGTTTATATGGGAACCTGCTTGGGAACTTTATAGACCAATCGCCGGCCTTGTTTGGAATGGTGAAAAACACGAAATAGACGATACTGAATACTGCAAGGATCCTACGTCTGAACTCTATGGATTCGGTTCAGAAAAGATGAAAGAACTCTGCGAAGTATTGACTGAAAAGTTCCCAAGAGAAAATGCAGTAAGGACAACCTCCTTTCCAATCGGGAATGCAACTTGGTTTCGGGATAGAATGGCATCGGTAACCATATGCACACCCAAGGATATCGGTTCTTGGAAAAAGATGATATCCAATTCAAAAGCCCGAACTTGTAAAAACTTAACGCGTAATAGATTTACTAGACGCAAACTTGTTCTATCATAATGCGAGTCAACATCATTGGAAATCTCTCAAAGAGAACCGGAGTATCGCAAGATATGCAGATCATTCACGGAATGATAGCTCACGTAATCGGGAAGGAGACGACTATTCGTCACGTTCCCCATTTCTTTCCTCAGTGTGAAGAGGCTGAGGTCAACTTTTTTATTGAAGTAATCAATCCTGCTCTATTTCCTTACGCGAGCAAGAATATTTGGATTCCAAATCCTGAATGGACCTATAAAACTTGGGAACCCTATGCGAAGATGGTAGACGAGATTTGGGTAAAGACCAAAGAGGCTGTCAATATCTTTTCAGAATGGAACTGCCGTGTAAGATTGGTCGGCTGGACTTCTATTGATAAGGTATTTGAGGAGAAGAAGAATTATCACAAAGCGATTGTGCCTTCTGGAAAGAACATCTGGCGAAATCCAAAGCCTATCGTCCAGGCCTATATGAAAATTCAAGCACTGAATCCTGTCCTGTATAATCGTCTTCCTTCTGTGAGCATTGTTTGGCACAACGAGTTTCCAGAGATTCCAGAGACAGTGTCAGGAAAGATAAAGGTATTGAAAGAGGTTCTTTCAGAAAAAGATTATGATGATTTGCTTCACGAATGTGGGTTAGTTATTTGTATGTCAGCAGCAGAGGGATACGGCCACGCTGTCAATGAGGCTCTTTCTGCAGGATGTATTCCTATTCTGTCTCCTATTGAGCCATTTCTTGAAATGACCAACAAGGCAATCTGGGTATCCAATAAAAAAGTTACACCACATCCTCAGTGTTTGGGAGTGCTAGAAGACATTGATATTGATTCGTTGGTAGAAGCCCTGCGATTCTATGTAGAGGACATTGAATTCAAACAGAAAAAAGATACCAGCAAGGCTGTACGAGAAGAATATGAGACTCGTCATCAACTCTTTGTGAAAGAAATCACGGATGCCTTGACAGAGCTTTTCAAGGATATTCCAATTCGTTCTCTGGAATCTGCTATTCCAAAAGAAGAGGACTTACCGAATGTATCTATTCTGACTATCACACGAGACCGCAGACCGTTCATTCCTCTTGCGAAGTATAACTTCATAGCCCAGACCTATCCACAAGAAAAGTTGGAATGGATTATTGTAGATGATGGCAAGGACCAGATTAAGGATTTGATTTCAGATTTGCCGAATATCAAATATGTTTTGGTAGACGAACCTCTTACAATTGGAGAGAAACGCAATCTTGGAGTGAGTGTGGCATCCCATGATATCATCGTGATGATGGATGATGATGATGTCTATCCAAATAATAGTATTCTTACACGAGTAGCACATATGTTGGCCGAACCAAAGAAAGAGTGTCTATTCTCGACTACTATCCCTTGCTATGAGATTCACGAGAGCAAATCATTTATGAATGTGCCTCCAATGACTCTTCCGATGAGCGAACGAGTATCCGAAGCAACGCTGTGTTTTACAAAGAAGTTCTGGGAAGCAGGTAAGTTTCCAGATAAGCAAGTTGGAGAAGGAGATGGATTTGTGAAAGGACGTGAAGGTCAATGTAGAGAACTTTCACCGCAGGATGTGATAGTTAGTTTAATTCACAAGAAGAATACATCCTCACGAAAATCACCTGCGATGGCAGAACCGAATGGATCTCATTATGGATTTTCAGATGAGTTATTTACCTTGATTTCAGAGATTGGGGAATCACTTTAAGGCAAACTATCAAAAATGATTAATGCCAGTTGTAGTCTATCACAGTGCACCTTACGAATATGTATGGTATGGTTATCTATCATTCTGCAGAGTATATGGAAAAATAATTAGGTTTATTATGAATCATTTGGATGATGAAAATAATAATTATTATCTAGCTGCTCCGTGTTGTGATGGAATGGTTTTAGAACCGCATTTCAGAAATATAACACACGGGGATTCTGCAATTGAACATTTTAGATATGAAGCAACGAATTCGGTTTTTAAATGCAAGCTTATTTTTGTAACACTTGCAACACGTGATTTTTATGCTCCTGAAATAGTGCTTCTTCCTCTTGATGAAAACAGTTTTAGAAATGGTGTTCGTAATGAACTTGCAAAGCAGGTTACATTCATTCCTTGGGAAGAAAAGAAGCCGATTGCTTTTTGGAGAGGATGTGGAACTTCTGGATTTCCTGCACCGAATATTCGAACAAAAACGGTGTTGGCTCTTAAGGACAATCCTAATTCTGATGTAAAATTTGTGAAGGAATTTATAGTCAATGAATATCCAGATGAAAGTCTGTATGCTGAAAGAGTGAATGTTCAAGAATTTTTGAAATACAAGTATGTCTTCATAATTGACGGTACTGTAATAGCATCGTCTTTACAATGGACGTTTGCTTCAGGATCTGTACCAATTTTGATAACACATCCCGGAAACAATTGGTGGTTTAAGAAGTATTTGATTCCTATGATTCACTATGTTCCGATAGCCTATGATTTGTCGGATTTAGAATCGCAGATACAATGGCTGATTGACAATGATGATAAAGCACGAGAGATAGCAGAAAATGCAGTGAGATTTTCAGAAGAGTATCTTAGTGCCGAGTTTCAGCAGAAGTACTTAGCGGAAGAGCTTAATAGAGGAATCCACGTCTAGACTTCTTGGACTTCTTGGACTTCTTGGATTTCTTGGACTTGCGTCGTCGTCCACCTTCCTCTTCCATCACTGGGGCTTCTTGGGCGACAACTGGGGCGATTTCATCGGCACCACCGACGACTTGCTCAAGTTCCTCACCACCGAACTTCTTAAGAGCCTTCAAGGCCTTCTTGGTCATCTTTCGGCCTTTCTTCGACATCTTGCGGGACTTGCGTCTTCGTCCACCCTCAGAACCGTAAGGAAGAGGAGAGAGGAGGACACCACCCTTCATTGGGATGGCTGCGGCGGCTGCACCGGTTTTAGAAACAACTGTAGGAACGGGGGTTGCTGCTGAGGACATTTCTATTTATGATAATCAACACAGAAAAATCTTACGCGCTGCAAGTGACACACGAGGGGGGCTCCACTGTGAATTGTTGAGCCTTGGCGGCTGCCTTTGTACGCAAGTAATAACATCCAGTTTTCAGTCCCTTCTTCCATGCATAGAAATGCATACTGGAAATCTTGGAATAACTAGGCTCGGCGACGAACAGGTTGAGCGACTGCGATTGGCAAATAAACGGGGCTCTATCCCTTGCTAAATTTATAATCGTCTTCATTGGAATCTCCCACGAGGTCTTATATAACTCTCGTAACTCTGCAGGTATCTCTACAATATTCTGAATGCTGCCATTATTCGCTATAATTTGTGTTCGGATATCGGAATTCCATAATCCACTCTTAACCAAGTCCTCTACCAAATACTTATTCACGACCACGAAATCACCCGCAAGAACACGGCGAGAATACATATTGGAAGTGAACGGTTCAAAACATTCGTTGTTACCTAGAATTTGAGAAGTAGATGCAGTTGGCATTGGGGCGACCAATAGCGAGTTGCGAACACCAAATGTAACAATTTTTCGTAATCCATCCCAATCCAAATAAGGTGTTTGAGTTGGGTTCTCATTCCACAAATCACATTGTAACTTACCCTTGGATACAGGCGATCCTACAAAAGTTTGATACGAATCCGCATCCACATATCCATTATGCATTTGCTGTCCTAACTCACGAGCACGGTTGGCACTTTCTAACATCGATGCATAGTAGATATTCTCAAAGATTTCACGATTGAGATTGGCTGCCTTCTCTGATGTCCAAGGAATACGCATCAGAGCGAATACATCTGCCAATCCTTGAATACCAATACCAATAGGACGATGTCTTAAATTAGAATTCTTACACTTCTCAGTTGGATAGAAGTTCTTATCAATGACAATATCAAGATTGCGAGTGAGAATAGTGGTATATTTTCGCAGGAGTTGAAAATCAAATACACCATTCTTCACGAATCTAGGAAGAGCCAAGGAACCAAGATTACATACTGCGGTCTCATCCTTGGAAGTGTATTCAATAATCTCAGTACAAAGATTGCTTGATTTGATTGTTCCCAAGTTCTGTTGATTGCTCTTGGCATTCGCAGCATCTTTGTAAAGCAGATATGGTGTACCTGTCTGAATTTGAGCGTCCAAAATCAATTGCCAAATCTTCTTCGCAGGAACCTGTTTCATATACTTGCCTTGCTTTTCGTAGGATGTATAGAGTTCTACAAACTTATCTCCCCAAACATCTGCCAGTCCAGGACACTGGTCAGGTGACATCAACGACCACATTTCATCTGCTTCTACTCGTCGCATAAATTCATCTGAAATCCAGAGGGCATAGAAAAGGTCACGGGCTCTTTCCTCCTCTGCTCCTTGATTGAGTTTGAGACGTAAGAAATCTTCTACATCTGCGTGCCAGGGTTCCAAATAGATTGCGAATGACCCATTACGCTTTCCACCTTGATTCACATACTTGGCAGTGTCATTGAAGACTTTCAACATCGGAACAATACCAGTTGCTTTTCCATTGGTGCTCTTGATAATAGAATCCCGAGCACGGACATTATGGACGGACAGACCGATACCACCTGCCCACTTAGAGATTTGAGCGCATTCACCAAGAGTATTGAAAATGCCTTGAATAGAATCGCTTTCTAACTGAACCAAAAAGCAGGAAGATAGTTGAGGATAGTTCGTTCCTGAATTGAAGAGAGTGGGAGTTGCGTGAATGAACATTCCAGTAGAAAGGGCATCGTAAGTCTCTTTCACTTTTTCAAAGTTATCCGCATGGAGTTGAATGGCTACACGCATCCATAAGTGCTGAGGTCGTTCTCCGCGAAGAAGGTATCCTCGTTGAAGAGTCTTGAATCCAAAGTAATCAAACATAAAGTCACGAGAGTAATCAATGATTGCTTCATATTCCTTATGATGTTTGCAGACCAAATCGTGATACTCAACAGAGACCAATGAAGGCTCTTTGTGGTATAAGTTTTCTACACATTCAAGAATTGAACTGGTTGTATTCTTTTGGTGATCGTCAATGATAATACGAGCTGCTAATGTTCCATAATTAGGATGATGTCTGGCCTGCATCATAGCACATGTCTCTGCAGCGAATCCATCCAGTTCGGATGTTTTGATACCGTCTTGGATTTGAGAACATACCTTCTGAGCTACTAAATCGGGATTTACATATTCCAATCCGTCTGCCAAAGTCTGGATTCGTTCCAAAACCTTGTCAAAGGATACTAATTGTCTTGAACCATCACGTTTTGTTACGTAAATATGATCAGACATCTCTCTAAGATTATACATGTTTGTTACCTGTAAATAGGCGAGACTTTATTCTGTATTGATTTTCATTTCAATGTGCAGGGATTCCAATTCTCTTGCAAAAAGTCCCATCGAATACGGTATCGTAATCATATCCTTGCTTGTATCGAGATGACCAGTTGATCTATCAAATTGAAACTCGGTTTTATCAGAACGTTCCATCAAACTTTCTGTTAAGAACTTGCTCATACCGTGGGCGATAATACTGTCACGTTCCATCTCACCAATACGCATACCTCCATCATTTGAACGTCCCTGCGTTGGTTGATGAGTGAGCAATGCTTTTGGACCTGTTGATCGGTAATTGATCTTGTCTTCTACCATCTGTTTGAGAGCTTGGTAATACACAGGTCCCATAAAGATATCTGCTTCCAACATTTCACCTGTCATACCGTTGTACATCACTTCTGATCCATAGGGTTCAAATCCTTTTGCTAAAAGACTATTGCTTACATCTCGAATACGATTGGAGGTTGTGAAAGGAGTGGCATCCAAGAATGAACCTAATTGAATACCAAGTTTGTTGCTGGCACTTTCTACGAATTGGCCGACTGTCATACGAGTTGGCAGTGCGTGAGGATTGAAAATGATGTCAGGTCGTATTCCACGTGCTGTAAATGGCATATCTCTTTCTGGAAGAATGATACCACACGTTCCCTTTTGAGAGTGTCTCGAACTGAACTTGTCTCCAAGAATGGGTTGACGTTCTTCTACAATACGAATTTTTACACCTGCCAATCCATCTTTGGTTGAATAGGTATAGACAGCATCAACCCTGCCTCGTTGTCCTCTTTTTGGTTCTGCAGATAGATCACGAAATTTAAGAATATGACCTTTGGCATCGGTTACAGGTGACACTATTCCTGCAAGAATGGTGTCATCCTTTACGATCGATCCTACCATAATGATACCATTTCCATCCAATTTTGAGTAGTCCATTCCTTCCTTGCGTTCTACATTTTCGTAGATACCTTCACCCACTCTTGCGAAACTTGTATGGGATTTGGAAGCGTAATCAATCATCTCTTCTCCAACATCGTAACTATGAAAACACAATGTACGAAACATACCACGTTGTAAGGCACTCTCATTGAGAATGATAGAATCTTCTTGATTGAATCCGGTATAGGTTGTGATAGCTACCAGTGCATTGAATCCATACGGCATACATCCACCACGTCCCATCATTTCACGATACATCCAAGTATGCGACAACGGTTTCTGTGGTTCGCACAAAAACATAGCAATGGTATCAAACCGTTTGTTGAAATTGGTATGGAACCAAGACGATGCCTGTTTCTGTTGAGCAATTGAGAACTTGTTACGAGTAGAAGGATTGTGGTCTGCGTAGGGTACTAAATTAGCAAGGGCAGATAGGTTGAAAGACATATGAATTTCAGATGGTAGAGTAGGATGAAATGGTTCCATCGAGATACGAAGCGTGTCGGTTTCCTGGGCATCGATGTAGTCGAGATGAGATGCGATTTCAGTCCAATTTTTTGCATTACGAATCATATCAGGAGTTGTACCGGGTTGATAGACAGGACGAATAGGTCTTCCCGCATCGCAAGAAATATGGAACTCGTTATTCAATCTATTCCAAGCAAGGGATACTGATTTTATTAGTTTACCCTGTCTTCTGGCTATAAGCATTGATTGATAGAGTTTTTCAGTGTCTTGTGTACAGACTGCAAACAAGTCCATATTGATAAATATCTTGGTCCAATGTGGCTGCCAAGTAGCAGGAAGAATATCGCGTATTTCTCGAACATTGGAAGATGATTCTTTCAAAACCTTGATCACTTCTGTTCTTGGAAATGCTGTTGAAATATTTGCAAAAATAGTTAATCCTTTGATGTAACCAATATCTGAACCGTCTGGAGAATCAGTTGGACAGGTTAATCCCCATTGACTTGCATACAATTTTCGTGGGGGTGCAGTCGAAACAGATTTGTCAATTTGAAGACTGGTCTTTCGAAGATGAGAAATAACACCTGCATAGGAGGATCGTGAAAGTTCCTGCGAAATACCACTCTTACCTCCCCACAATCCCTTGAATGCTTTTTCAAAGGAATCCAACATAATGTAATTACGCCAGTAGTAGCCTATGTTTTCAGGTTCGATCAATCCAGAGATTGCTTTTCCTTCATATCGTTTACTTTCGTATTGAATACGGCTATCCATCTTCAAAAGCATCTCTTTTGCGATTTCACGATAGACCCTTCGAAATTCTTGAAAACAGAGATCACCAGAAGTGTGGAATCGTTTGTAACGGAAGTTATCACGATCAGATTTTTCACCTATTCCAAGAGACACATTCAGTCCAGACAAGGTCATATAACCCAACATATACGCCTTTCGCATCAACATACCTTCTGGTTCTCCTTCAATATGAGGGAATAGATACTGAAGAATATTTACGGAAACTTCGAACTTAGATTTGGTTCGTGTGAAGTTTTTCAATATATCAAAATCATTCATATCTGAAAAAACATTTTGATGACTCAGTACCAACTGATAAAAAATGTCATCGTATTGAATTCTCTGTTTATCTGGAATACCTGCAAGAATGATGTTGTAAAGATCCTTGTCAGTTGTTACACCCAATGCACGGAATACACTTAATAAAGGAACGGGTTGTTGAAATCCACGAATATTAATCATAGCTACTCTGCGAAATCTATTTTGACCAACATCTGGAAGTTTAGAAATATCAATTCCTTCCTGCAATTCTTTACGAGTGAAATATGAACCAGCAGAAGGAATCGTGATAAAATGATAGAAAGGACCTAACGATGCATCTTCTGAGATAGCACGCAATCCAACATAGGTTTCAGTATCATCTTCATATTCTGCTTTTATTTCAATTGCTTTTTCACTTTCTACTAAGGATGCTTTTTCAGGTGCAGCAATTGATTTGCGACTACGTGATCCTGCATAGACCATGTTATCACCTAACAACTCCTGTGTGAGAAGAATCTTTTCAGACCCTCCAATTATGAAATACCCTCCCAGTTCAAACTTGCATTCACCTATTTCATATCCTGAAATCTTTGAAAGGTAACAAAGTCGACTTCGCAACATCAACGGAATCTTACCTATAAGAATATCTCCAAACGTCTTCAGTTCTGATTTTCCTTCTTCAAAGGTGTATTCAATATCGATATCAGCTCGAAGATCAATAGCATAGGTTGTATTATCAAGACGGCACGCGTGAGGAACTATTGGGTTGCCGATATCATCTTCTGGAGCATTGAACTTGATTTTATCACCATTCTTGCCTCCAATGTAGACGTTTATGATACGATTATCTTTTGGATCCTTTCCTGGCAATTCTAATTGAAAAGGATTCGAAACCTTGATGAAGGTAGGAATACTTTTTTCAACCAAGTCGTTGTAAGAATCGAGATGGTGCTGAATAAGTGGAAATGCTGTATCCCTAAAATAGGAACTCAACACATGACGGGGGATATCCATTGCTTTCTTCTCAGTAAGCATTTTCTGCCGGCACACGAAGTAAGAGTATGTGGAGCGAAACTCGAAGGCCTGAATTTTTGGACCAAGTTGTTGGACATACAGAAGTGAAAGCAAGATTACGATCGTATTTGAATGCCAATGCATACCCTAGCGTAATACTTCTCCACGGACCACCTGGCATAGGAAAAACTACCCTCGCTCTTGCCAGTGTACGATCATCTGGACTTGAACCTCTTGAAATAAATGCCAGTCAATCAATGCGTAGTCACGAAGATGTAGCAAAACTGGTTCAATCGTGTATGCACTCACGTAGCATTATGACGATGATTCGAGGAGACAACAAACAAACCTGCCTCATTCTGGATGAGATAGATGGATCAGATCCCCACGCACAAAGAAAACTCGCGGAATGGATGACAGGTCCCGATAGGAGACTGCCTGTAATCCTTACCTGCAATGAAATACCAAGAATACTAAAACTAAGCGATAAAATAGAAATACTGCGATGCTTCCCGCCCAAAGTGACAGATATTGAGGTCTTGTTTCCCAACAAGCCTGTTCAAATGCTGGCAAAAAGATTCAAGCACGATATACGCCGAATGATGCAGTTTTTGCAGTATGGAGATTCTGACCAATTGCCCAACTTTACACTTCCAAATGAATGCACACCAGAAGTGGCGAATATTCTAAGGCAAAAAATCTGGATTAAGAACGATCCGCTTCTCGTATGTCGTGACGGCATACAGGACACCGGGGGCTCAGCGTGAACCACTGTGTTAAACACCTATCGTGAAAACAGTGATTGCAATGATTTATTTTTGTAACCTCAGTAGTCATTTCTTGACAGATGGAGCACTGCACTTCTTCTGTCATCGTAATGTTCTGTGTAGTGGATGCACGAATCTGTGTTTCTGTTGGTGCAACAGGAACCGAATTCAAAAAATCATCCGAAATAGGAATATTGAATACCATCGAAGTGCTTTGAGGATGATGGTAGTGTCTTGCAAGGTAGGATAACAAGACTCCTAGATTTCTTTCATTTTGAAGAAGGATATCCCCTCTGCAATCAAAAGGAACACGAGGAATATGAGTATGTAGTGATCGCTGTGTATTGAAAAATCCTACAATCACATCTAATGGGTCAATAGGTTCTCTGTCATCATCCATTGATTAATTATACACCTTTTCGTGTAAGCCAACCGTCCATCGGTCCACGAACCGAAGCCTTAACTATTTTTGACAACACTGGAGATTGAAGAAACATTATTTTATCCAATTCCTTCTCCTTCAAATCTAGAATAGCAAGTGTTCGGTCCTCTTCATCTTCGAACTCTTTTTTCAATTCATACTTTCTTGGTTTGTATCCATCCAATCTATCGATACACAATGCGAATAACTGTGCCACTGGATTCTGAATCTGGTTTGTGATATAGAATGCTGTATCGGGTGTGAGATTGTTTGATCGGACGTAATCTAAGTGCTCTATTCGGTCGCCCTGCTTAGAGGCTTTCTTGTTTTCGGCCACATAAATATATGGTATACGGTCGCCTACTTTTGGTGCTGTCCCCGGGTCTCGTTTCGCCATTCTATCTGCTAAGACGCGGTGTGCGATCTGATCCGGAGTTTTATAATCGTCTCTTAGAGATTTCGTTATAATGAACTTCTCAAGTGGAATTTTGTTCTCCAGAACTCGTATCAATAACTCATTGACGAATGCCTGTGCTTTCTTAACATCTCCATCTTTCAGCAGGATATCGAGTGCTCCTCCAAAGACATCTTTTACAATCGGCGCATTGTCTCGTCGTTTGAGTACGATACCCATCTCCTTACGTTTTGGTTTCGCATTCGGGTCCTCTTCGTAGAGCATTCCGACATATCGCTTGCGACAGAAGAGAATGAAGGGAAACAGTGTCTTTTCATAGGCAATCTTATAGGGCTTTCTGCATAGCTCGGTGATTCTCTTTCCTGCTTGAATTCCTAGCTGAATACACTCTGCCAAATCCTTGGATGGAAACTTGATGAAGATAGAATCGGTATCTCCGTAGATCACTTCTGCTTTGAAATCTCTTTCTACAATCTCTTTCGCATAGTAGAGCTGTTTCCTTCCTGCTGCGGTAGTAGATGCGGCTACACACATCTTACGAATAGGAGATGTTCTTGAACCTGCTTGACCATAGATTGAATTCGCAATCACTTTATAAGCTAGTTGAAGACCGTTGTAGACCGCACGTTGTCCTTCATCGTAGACAGGGTCTTCCATCTTGGTCTTGAATTCCTTTCGTTTCTTTAACATGATATCCAGTGTCTTCGGCAGAACACCAACAGTCAATGGTTGGTCTGCTTTGGGTTGTAAATAGGTACATCGTGTTCGCGATACCACTTTATCATCCTCTTTGTTATCATATTCAATATCATCCAATACATAACCCTGCTCTTCAAGAGCTCTCATCTGTTCGCTTGTGAATCCTTGATGACTCAGTTTATGGCCTTCCAAATCAAAGACTCGTTCACAAACCAGAGTATCCGGACTGATGTTATAGGAAATCATATTCGTCGGATAAAGAGAGTTGTAATCCAGAACAGCAATTGGTTGGTCAAGATACATTCCTATCTTTGGTGAAATGACGACTGCACCTTCGTAGCCTCCATCATCTTCTGCATATCCACCAGTTTGGGTTTGTATAATTTGGTTTCTTTGAGATGCATAGTATACAACGGCTGAGAAAATCTTGATTCCCTGACCTCGTCGTAACACATAATCGAGAGGAGTCTTGCAGACATCCGCCATACCCCGAGCATTTACTATAGTATCCAACTTTGCCATCAAAGTGAGAACTAAATCACAATCCTGAATACAATACTTAGCGATGACTGCTCTATCTGCAGATGTTCCTTTATGGAGCCGGAATAAATCGTGATGATCAATGTCGTCTTTTGAGAATGTCCATTCCAATGATGTCTTTTCTTTTTCACTCAAATCATCGAATAATCCTGCTGCTTCTATCTTGAAGGATTTGGGTTGAATATCTGTGACTACAAACTTCTCACCTTCGCGATAAGGATCGGTAGTATTGCCTACTAAATTGAATCGTACATAATTTCCTTCTCGCAATCCACGTGTACTCTTAGTATATATTCTGCCTCCTTCCCATTTCAGTACCTTATCTTTCAGGAATACAGAAGCCACAGAATCAAGTTTGAAGGAATCCAGTGAATGTTCGCGTCTCATATTGAGAAGCAAATCCAATCCAAGTCTGCCTCTCATAATCGCGAATCGTAAATCATATTTACCAGATGCCAATTCAAACTTCTTTGTTTCAGAGAATTTAGGCCTCCAATTATCTCCTACTTTTGTGACAGACATTGGTGATCGAGAGAAATTGATCTCTTCCATAATTCCTAGTTGTTTACATCGGTCTTCAATATAGGCATCATCAAAACCAAAGGTATTGTATCCACACATAATGTCTGGATTCATAGACCGAACATCGGCTGTGAATTGACGAATCATATCTTCCTCGTCTTCGCAGGATATAAATTCTACATCGTCCTCTTCTGCATCATCTACAGAGCCATTCACAAATACCTTGCGAACAACGGGTGTCATCATAGCATCCGACCAACGATAACTGATACCCATTTGAGTAATTGGGTCTCCTTTGGCTGCCACTGGAAATAAGCCTGATTCGGAATACATTTCCAAATCATAACAAGCTACCAACATTGGAATATTGACTTCACTTGCTTCAAGAGTTGTATAGGAACATTCGTAGAAGCAATCTACGCTGTATTTGGGTTCGTTGGTTTCTCTGTCGATAGGAATAGGTATTTGCTTTCCTTTGAATTTGACAGAAGACCCTGGATTGAGATGTTTGATATGGAACATTCTCAGGAGTGGTGGAAGATTGCTCTCATAGAGAATTGAACCAGCGAGTTCACGAATACCTTCTTTGAATTCGCGCAGAGTTCGGAATTCCACTTTCCACACTGTTATAGGTTCTAGGTTCTGAAATCCTGCAAGGACATCATACTTTTCTACTTCCATTGGAATACCTACATTCGGTCTCTTTCCTCTAACATAGAAGTATGGACGGAACCCTGATATTCTAACACAGGCTACATTTTCATCTTCTAATCTGCCGTACATATCTACGACATACCCATTTCTTTCATCGTGTTCGTGCCAATCACAGGGCTGAATCACCTGTGCCATTGCTTGTATCTTAATTTAATTGAATGCCGTTCGTTTTATACGAATATTTCTGGATTACTTGTAAGCATGTCAACCACCAATACTTCGGATTGGTTTTTCGCACCAACAAGAATTCGTTCAGATAATTACGATGCCTCCGCACAGAGTTTCAAGGATACCTCGTATTTTTCAAGTCAAGTCCTGAATGTCAACGCAGGATGTTCTGATACACTCAACCCTGCGTCTGCTATGGCCGACCAAGTGGGTATGATTGCCAAAGGAGGTCTTGGAATGGCAGGAGGTGGCTGCAAAGTAGATGAGAATACGGAGTTGCGATGGGGAACACCAGGAGCCTGGAGACACAAGGGTCCTAAACAATTGTGGGCCAGACCATTTGCCACGACCCCCAATCTTGGAGGAGGTGAGCCATCCAAGGTAGATGATGAGAGTGGATTAATTCATTCTGCTATCATTCGTAACCGCAAGGAGACCAACACTATTATGGACAAAGCAATTGGTAACTATTATGACCCATTGATTCCTCTTAAGCAGTCTGAGTATTCCAACACAAGCAACTGGATTGAAGGATGGACACGAGGGGGTGATTCCACTCGTCTCGTTCAAACAAAACGAGTTAGTGCTTAAAACATAATGAAAGTTGTCTTTTTCGCAAATCGTATGCCCGATTTGTGCGGTGCATTTTTGCACGACATAGACTTAGCAACGGAACTACAGAAACGTGGCCACTCGGTTATATTTCTGATAATCCAGAAACCAAAAGAAGGCTACAATGGAGGGTATTATCGAAACTTTCGATACTTGCACTACACTGCAGGAGGTGATTACATGAATCAAGCAGATGTATTCATATGTCCTCATTCACCAGTTCTTCCAGACCTGCGTAAAATAAATGCTCGTCGTTACAGTGTTCCAATTATTGCAACGTGTCATTTCGATGGAAACTATCAAGCAATTACTCGAAATGCCGACAATCGTTGGCCTGAGATGTTAATGTTCATCAACAAAGTGATGGAAGCAAATTATAGAAATATTAAAGGATTTCCATCTTCGATTGTACGGACAGAAGTTGTCAGACCATTGATGCATCGAGAACAAATTGAAATAACAGAACCTTTTTCAGGCGATTGTATCACGTTGGTAAATGCAAACAAGAACAAAGGTGTTAATCAGTTCATCGATATTGCAAGAAGAATGCCTGACCGTAAGTTCTTAGGAGTGATTCCTTATTATGGTGAATTGCAGGTACCGGATGCTCCTTCCAATGTAGAATGGACGCCATTTGACGATGATATTCGTAACATCCTCAAACGCACTCATATTCTTCTTTTTCCAAGCAACTACGAAAGTTTTGGTCGTATCGCAGTGGAAGCAATGTTAAATGGTATTCCTGTCGTGTATTCCAAACCATCTGCAAGACCAACGTATCCAGGTGGAAGTACAGAAGGAGTCGCAGAGTGGATAGGAGATGCGGCCATACCAGTCGATAGAGAAAACATAACCGAATGGGTCAATGCTATTATCGATTTGGATAACGCAGATTCTTATAACGAATGGTCTATCAAATCAAAAGCACACATTGAAAGTATGAATATTTTTACTGAAAAGACACGTATCTCTGAATTGGTAGAAGATTTCTCACGTCAACATCCTGTTATTCATACAAGCAATACACCTACTCTGTCCGTGCAACAATCCCAGAATCTACAGTCCTCGGTTCCTCCAAAGCCGGCTCCGAATGCAAACTTTTCACTTTCGAATGGGCGACTGAAAATACGCCGTTAACCTTGTCCTGTAAATCTCGGCCACGCTGGCACATAATTCGTTGATCTTCGGATAGATTGCTGTCCCACTTATGTTTCTTTGGTGGCTCAGGTGTCAATTCTAACATAGCTTTTAGAGGACTTCCGTAAGTTGTAATCGCATCGATGGCTTCGTCACGCGTACATCCAGTGAAGGACATCACTTCCTCCACATCTTCTGGTAAAAACGATGTTTCACTCATTTTCTTTCTTTAAATGTAATACTTGAAAATGCGTTTCATTGAAGACCTTTGCCCACCTGCTCTTCTTTATTTAATCTTCTTAGTCGTCCAACTCGGTCTTGATTTGGGACACGGTCTCTATGCTACCTTTGTTGTAAAAGGTGTTCTTGGATTAGCAGTCGTCGTTGTACTTGATATGCTCTGCGGAATGGGACTGGGTGCTGCTTCTTGGTTCTTGGTCGCAATTCCTTTCATCATTACATCATTGGCAACCTCCATCGCGTTAGGCACTCAGTTTGATGAACTTTTTATGAAGACAAAGGAGAAGTTTTTGGATAAGAACGCGAAAACGAATGATTTACCTGCAGCGAGTAATGGTATTTATTAAACAATGGATATCCTGTTCGAACTTTTGCGATACTTCACAATGTTCTATAAATTTGTAGAAAACATTGCCAATGCGATGTGGTTACAACCATTTGACCCTGACGGACCTTATCGTATTTACTTTATTTCTGAAAATGGCGATTACAAATACGATGTGACATACCGAAATATTCCGGTTCCAGAAGATGCTATCTATATTGAAGAGTGGGTGAATGCGGATACCAAGCGTTTCCGCGTTATCTATGGTGGAGAGGACATCACTGATTTTGAAGGCGATGCATTTGCACCTGTCAAGGTTCCTTGGGTTTGGATTGGAGAGAAGGATAACGAAGAAGAATACACTGCTACCTTTAATAAGTTCTTGTTTCCAGGAAATGTTATTCGCAGAGAATTGGTTGAAAAACTGATGTCAAATAAGAACCTGAAATATATGGACAAGTCGTTAAACGAACACGAATTTCCAGGAGATGGAATAGTAATAGAATTAGATGAACCCGTTTCAAATAGCGGAGAGGTACATCCAACTGAGAAAGGAGTGCAACCCACGCTCGTGGACTAAATGGATAAATTTGATTGTTGAGATGATTATCAGTCCTCTCATCACTCTTTTTTATGTTTTACAAATGAAGGCATCTGCAATTACAATGGTTACAAGCGCAATGGGAACACACAAAGCGTGGTCTCGTTGGATTGAGTATACTGATTTAAAATTTAGGATGCAAGATATGTATCTTACCTGTATGAAAACAGGAGGACCATTTATTGTTACCAACGACCCTCTCTATATGCCATATGTGATAGCAGATGCTGCTTATCGTGGAATGGCAAAATCACCACCAGGAGGAAGTCTGGCCGCATAAGGGACATAATCCGCAATTCCACGGGATCCAGTTCCTGCGAACGAGGCACCAACAGCAGAGACAGACCCTCCACCTCGCATACCCTTTCTGCGACGAGTCTTACGAGACTTCTTCAAACTCTTCTTCGACTTTCTACGACGACCTCCAGTTGGTCCAGGAGTTACTGGTCCACCTGATGTGTTATTTGGTACATAAGCGATGGCTCCTGGTGCGATGACATCACTGGCATTGCCAGTTACACCATACCCATTGCCACCTTTCATTTTTCTTGTTTTACGACGACGACCGCCGGCCATTGATCCGCATGTGCCACTCATTTACTTTCACCCTCTACAAAAATTCCAATGCTTCCTGGAAGAATATCATAATACTCATATCCACGAATCGGTATGCCAACAGGAACATCGTCAATTGAGAAAAACGCAGCCAAGTCAGTCGTGTGAAATAGGTCAAGCAATTCGCTTATAATCTGTTTTCGTTCTTCAAAGTTCTTACGACCGTGAAGAAAGGAACCATTGAGATAGTAAATATCCACAATCAAAAAGATATCCCTTGAAAGTTTCACCGCACGAAAGATAGTATCGGAACACAATCGTTCATCAATGATTACAGGCACATTCTCCTGCTTGGTCTCTTTCATATCTGTAAAAATACATTGAGCCTCACCATCATTGTTGTGGCTCAGGATTATCCACCCCGGCATCCCGCTGTACTGGGGTATCTTCAATAGTGGGGATGATGACGGTAGATTCCCTTTCCGTGTTAGGTGTCTCAATTGGTATAACTTCTTTATGCGGCTCAACATTCACTACCTTTTCTATCACCGGTTCTACGTAAGCCACTGGTTGTGGTGGATACATAGTTTTGATAACAAAAAAGGCTACAAGATGAAGTGCTGCGAATGCTACTATAATTGACAAGGACAGAGACACCAAATCCATTTGTCTTGTAGTCTTACTGGATTTGACGATACACATACGCGTGATCGTTTATCTCTTCCATCCATATGCGTGGCTTAATGGAGTATTCTGTGACTCGCACGAGTTCGGTATGATATCCTCTTGAAATCACGGTTGGTATATAATCAATTTCTTCAAACCGATACTTATCACCACTCTTTGTGATTGTTTGCAGTTTCTTCTTTGTGCTGTCATATCTTCGCAGTCCCAAGTAAATGAAGGATGTCTCGTATGTGGATATGGGCTTTGTTTTTGGTATATCCTGGGTGATGGTTACGTCCATTGTTATAATGCTACTGTGTTTGCGAAAACTATTCGTTTTAATTCCTCCTCGTTTGTCACTGCCGTTTGAAGGATGTTAGCCGCGTGAGTGAGTGCGTCTTCAATTGCTTTCCACTTGGCAGGGTCATTTTGATAGAGTGTCTTGCGAACAGGAGCATCTGGAAAGCGTTCAATTAATTCTGCCTCAGGGATTCCGCCCATATCCATATACACCCTCATTTGAATCTCATCATAAATAGGAGGTTCTTTCACAAATCGTACTCTGTCCTTTGAATCCACGATTCTATTTAATGATGCCACATATCCATCGGTTCTGCCAACCAATTTGAAATTGGAATAGGTCTTGCTAAGCATTTTTGTATTTCTTTCAATTACTTGAACGTTATTCTCTTCTTCATACTTGTCTAGAATAGCATTCTCATTTTTTAGTCCTCTCTGCTTCTGGACCTGACCTCGCACTTCATCACGGATTAAAGATTGTACGGAAGCAGGAATCTCTTGATATTTGAGAGCAAGAATAGCATTGGCTGTTACATTTGCCTGGTCCAATACCGGCTCTATGTTCGACAATCCATCGCAGGAATTCACTGCGTTGGTTACGAAATCTTTCACATTGGAATCCGCCAATAACATATTTTTCAACATCACAATTGATTTGCGATTGTTAGCCCGTTCAATCTGATATATCTTTTCTTTGATTGCCTTGTCCTTACAGAGTACCTCATACATCGCCTGAGGAATTGGTCTGTATTTATTGAGACCAATAATAGATGCCACTGAAGAGGCAGAGATAGTTGGTACAAATTGTGAAGCCATTAACCCCGACATACTTCCGTTTAAATAGTTCCGTTTTATTTTAGAATTTCATAAAAAACGAATTTCTGTTACTTTAAAATTTTGAACTTACATGATGTCTAATTATTCAAATGCCGCATGGTCTGTGGCAGAGTTTGAAACTAGAAGACAATATTTATGCGACTGGCTTAGACAAGGTCCTGTTGATGCATTAGAAAGAAATGTTCGTTTTATTCTCATTTGCGCACCAGTAAAGTCTGGTAAACGTGTTATGGTAGAGTATATTGCACAACGAGACAATACATCGACACAACATCGCGTGCATGTATTCATATCTGCTTTCCACAGAAGGGCGGATGAAACACAGCGAGAAGAACTATCTCGTTACAAAATACATGTTGTTTCTGGAATCGATAACAAGGCTATTGAAAACATAAAAAAATACATAAGAGAATCCATAGGGTCTGGGAAAAGAGTTGTTCTACACTTAGATGAATGTGATTATGGATCCGGTGAAAGACAGAAACTGTCTAAAATATTGCGTGAATGGAGAGACAACCCGAATGTTCAGTTTATCCTATACAGTGCTACAGCAGAAGAGGTTATATTCTCTTCCGAGATTAATCGTGAAGATGATGACATTCTTGAAAATGTTAATACGAACGGTGTAAAGTTCAAATACGTTCCTCCTGAAGACTTCTGTGGCCCAAAGCGTTTTCTTGATGAAAATCTTGTTGAAGAAGCTCAACCGTTCTTCATTGAAAACCACAATGGCGTACTGTCTTTATCGCAACAAGGAAGGCAAATATTGTCTGATTGTAGATTGTCTATGGCTACCAACCCAAATCGTAACATCATTATTCTTCGTCTGTCCTACAGCGCTAAGGGTGGTAATGTATCAGAAAGGATGGTCAACAAGGCAATCCACAAGTTCCTAAATAACATTTCAACCATTATAGAACTACGTGATGTATGTATGATCGCTGACAAAGAAGCAAAAACTAGATATCAAGGAGTATTATCACAAAATGTTAAATGGAGTGATCGCGTGTATTGGGATTTGATTACAAGTAACAAGATAGTACTAGTCATTTGCGATCAAACATCATCTCGTTCAACTGAGTGGGCTCACCATGATCGTGTATTTGCTTATCATGACTATCGAAACCAAGTCATATTTAGTGTTGTATCACAAGCTCAAGAACGAGTGAATCACTATGGTTCCAAGTATGGAGGATTTCAACCAATACGAGTTTATGGAAGTAAAAAAAGCTTCCAACTATCTGCTGATATGATCAGCTATGAAGAGTATATCCACAAGGATTGGGAGAAGCGCAAAGTTGATAGACGTAGATCAGGTAACGAGAATCTATATGAGATTCGAAGAGTAGATGATCGGTCACTTCATCCTGAACATAATCAAATGATATCCGAAGACCGAGCAGATGAAATCTTAAACGAACTAGGATGCATGGTTGATACTTCCCTTTCAGCTCGTGTTAAAGGAGATATAGCCGCAAGAAATCTAATAAACGCTAAGTTTGTGGAATGTAATAAGGAAACATTTGAGCAAGTCGACCTAGGCCTCATTCATAATAGTCGGCATCAAAATCCTTTCATTGAAGCTGAAAACAATGCAATAGATGGACGCTTAGCTTCTTATATCAGAGGTGTTTGGAAGGTTCGCACATTTGAAGAGATAAAGAATGAAAACTGGGGCATTGATGAACATACAAAGGTACGTATTCATGTGTGCTACAAGGATGATGTTTTAGGTGTAGCTGTACGTCAGTTTGATGGAAGTGAAATACGAGACTCTCTTACAAGTTATAAATCTATGTATAGACCTCGTATTCAACAATAATAGATCTAAGAGAAACTCTTTTTCATACGCACGATGGCATCAATCCACGCAGGCATTCCATTCAGAATATTTGAGACTTGAATTGTGCTTCCTGTAACAGGGGTGGTATCAAATGTGGTTCCCTCACATACTAATAAAATTGCAGAAATCAGGAGGGGTTGGCGAGATTTCGCATCGCTCGGCGACCAACGAAGGCAGTACATTCGGTAGAGAGTGTCAATATAGGTACGAGTATACGGTTGAGTCTGTTTTTTTACACAATCCCAAAAAAGCCATACTGGATGTTGCCCATCTTTGGAACTGACAAATTCATCGGATCGGTTTCCAAATAGAAGAGGTTCTTTGGTCTGTTTCTTATGCTCTCGGCACCAAGCAAATATCCAGGACATCCAATACAGAGTTCGGCCTACATCTCGAACATCTGGACGAAGGCAGTAACAGATTTCATTAATAGGAATGGCAACTGTAAGAGGGTCGGTTGGTTTGAGGACCAACTTTCCAAAAATAGCAGAAGGAGCCTTCAGCTGTTCCTGCACAGTGATTGGATCGAAATCGTGTTCGGGTTTGATAGTGGGTAACGATGGCAACTTATTCTTTCGGCAAAGAGAAAGAGTAGAAGCGACTTCACATAGAATACGACGAACATCTGGATGGTTACGAATAGAGGTCATATTTGAGATGCTGTAACTCTGCTCAATGGGAGCATATTTCTCATAGGTATCGGACAAATACATAAATACTTGTGGTTGGGCACGGTTGATATGAAGAGCAGCGGCTTGAAAGAATGCCATCCAGAGAGTGTGAACCAATCCAGAGGCCAACAATTCCAGTGTCCAATAACAGGCATAATCTGCGTGTCCAAGCGAAATGTTTTGAAGGAGAACCCTAACAACATGTGCTCGTGGATGACCACAGAAGGTCTTTTTTTGAAAATCAGCAACAGTGCGCGAATCTTCTATTTCCATTAAACTTTGGTATACAAAGAAGGAGCAGGATATATACGAGAATAGACTACTTTTCCTAAGGAATAGATTGCAAATACTAATGCAATCATTAAGAGAATATTGAGAATGCTATCAAAATAATTGACAGTTTCTGTATGAATATGTTTCTTATCAATATTGATCTGGTTACGAATATCATTAATCTGTTTACCAAAGGTACTCACTGAGAAATGAAGATCTTCTTCGATTCCTTTGATCTTATTCTTTGCAGCATCCACCGTCTCAATCGTTGATTGCTGATTGGTGACTTGATTCATAAGATTGGTGTAACTTGTTTTGTACTTATCAATCGTTGACTGAATCTCAGTCGTAGCTTGTGTTTCCTTTTCAATATCGGGAACTGTTGCTTCCATTATATACTTGAAAGATAGATTCCAACTGCTCCTCCAACACATAAAGTTAAGAGTGCGACTCCGTGGACATAGTTTGCAGGAATGACAAGGTACTCAATCAGACAGATTACAACTGTAAAGAGAGCAACCTGAATAACAATCAGTTTGTGTTTTATAATATTTAGAATTGCTTGTCGCTCTCGTTCATAATCAGAATCGGGGGCAGTCTTTGGTCGCATAACACGCAGAGAATCAGATGTGTCCTTGATATCCTTTGCTGCTCCTGCGGCACTACTGAAGGCAGCATATTCGGTTTGAATAGCCTCGTGGTCTATGACACGTTTTTCTTCATCTTTTTTAAGATTACCAATTGTATCTACAACTGGAAGATTGTTGAGAATATTGGCAACCTCATCTTGAACTCGTTTGCGTTCCTGTTCATATTCTGCAGGTTCGGGTTGTTTAGGATTCGGTATAGGAAGGCCTTTTAAATGAAACGAGAACTCGTTATCAGAAATATATACACACGATTCACTCAAAGGGTTCTGTTGTTGAACATATTTGAATTGGTCGGGACATTGGTGATGGCACGAAAACCCAGTACCTTGGTCAAAATCTTTTGGACAAGAAGATCCTGCTCCCATTCTATTACTTAACGATTAGGAATAAAAGCCTTGATCTTGCCATAGATTGGAGTGGTCAAACGAGCAGCAGCAGAGACCTCATTGGATTTCCATCCAAGAGTGGGAGCGGAGTTTGGAGTTGAGTTATTAACATAAGGAGCAACCGTAGCACTCAATCGCACAAGACGAGTGAAGTCTGAAGCGTCTCCTGGTCGTATGTGTGGAGTAGGACCGAGGTCTAAGAATGGACTAGTTGGCATTTTTGTTTTACCGCAACAAGATAATGTCACAGCAATCGGTTATGTCCTGGACGGACTTTCAAAAGACCCTTGATATTTACAAAAAGAATTACATTCGTTACTCTGTTTCAGGTAACGATGCTAACAAACAGGCCTATGAATCTGCTCAGCAGGCACTGGATGAGACACTCACAAATTTGAGAGCACAGGTTGATACAAATCAAGATATGATGTCATCCTTCAAAGATGATTATACATCAGAACTTGATAGACTGCACCAAGAATCACAGTTAATACAGAAAAAGGGACCTGAGATTCAAGACGAATATCTACGAATCAAAAAGATTAAAGAGAACGAGCATAAGGATTCCCTAACCCCCTATATGGTAAAGGCTGTTCTAATTGCAGGTTTAATCGGGGTAGCGATGGTAGCGGGACGGTAAAGAGAATGAGAATAATCAAAATCACACAAGCAGCCAAAAAGAAAACCATATAAAAATTGACATCTTTGTTCGCACGTAAGTATTCTGTTCTGCGAATCATTCGGAGTGTTTCTACATTATCAGACGCATCGGCGAGTCCATTGTATTCATTCTGAATACGTCGGAGTCTCTGTAAGAGTTCATCGCGATAGACTACGATATTTCCCGACTCCTTTTTGACATTGGTAAGAGCCTCAATCATTTGATGGAGAATATCCGTCAGTTGAAGATTGAGTTTCTTTATTTTTGCCATATCCGCTTTCTCAGGATCATTTATAGCATTGGATATCTCCTCTTCATAGAGACTATGCAATTCTGCATATTTCTGTTCCAGTTCATCCATTACTCTTATGCTACATTTACATCTTCTGCGCAGTAGCGATAATACAAACTTTTTCCAACACTATCGCTGTGACGTTCGATTTCAATGACATCACCTGGAATAGCACCAATCCACTTCACCATTGGGTCTTGGGAATCAATCCAAGGCAACTGTTCTTCTGGATTCATAATATTGAATTTCTTGAAGACTTCTACCTTTTCATCTTCATTTAGAATACGATGAGGCATAGCAAGACGGTGAGTTGTAATGTCGAACTGAAGTTGATGAATATGAAAGAACTGAAGATGGTTCTTTGCTTGTGATTTCACAAACTTAAGGACATTTTCAGATGGAGGTGAAAGAGAAACAACGATCAATCCATTCGTAAAGTCATTATCTGCAGCAATAGCAATAAACTTCTGAACATCTTTTTCAATCACACTATTTTTCTGACTAAAGAGAACCAGCATATCGCCAACCTTGTAGGCATTTAAGTTTTCAATATCTTTCATAGTAAGAGGTTCTACTTTCGTGGAACCCTTTCTACGACGGGATAGCATAATCTGAATTATTTCAAGAGCCTTCTCTTCCATTGTGTATTGTCTTTCTCGTAGATTGTAAGTGGTTCGTTTTTTCGTGTCTTTCAATAATGAACCATTACTTGCTTTTCGGACTAGCCCTAGTCGCCCTTTGGTTTGTCCTCCAGACATTCTCAAAAGAAAAATTCCAACCTGAATTCTTGGATACTCGTCAGGTAGCAAAGACTATTTCAAAGGAAGACTCGTCGTACGAACAATCCACCAATCATATGACCCCTGCTCCGTATGATATGGCACCCGTCCAAGGCACTCCAAGTATCTGGCAGGTTAATCAATACCGCTCATATATCAAGTGAGGGCAGTTCGGGTTTTGTTGGCAATGTTCCATTCTTGCGATGTTCTAGCACTTCATTCCAGAAGGCTTGAACGGCGTCAATATGTTTCGGTAACCATTCAGGGTCGTATTTTACAAACCCTTCTTTGATATCCTGTAGTATCCAGTATACACATTGAGTATCTTCACACTCCTGTATCTCATCATATTTTACAACACCTTCTGGTGATACACTGAAGAATCCCTTTCGTCCATCAAACTTCAACCATTCACTGTAGAAGACCTGTTTGAACCGAAACTCTACGTATTCACATTCATCTATTCCAGTACATTCCATCTGTAACTGCATCTGATATTGATAGCCAATTGGTATCTCATCTTTTGGAGCACGTGAAATAGGACACTTGAATTCTACCAGACGACCATAACGCGGGGTATTATCATCCAACGGAAAGATGATACCGTCCGGTGACGCGCCAAGAAAAGAGTATTTCGGATGCTGAACACAGGAGACATCTGTTATCTTACAATTAGTCCGTTCCTCATAAATCTGTTTCGCAATCGGCTCAAATCGTGTACCCCAGATGAGAGCGTTGGATGTCCCACCCGAACCGTTCTTCGTTGTCTCCAATTTCCTGAGCATCACTTCTAGACGGGCAGCAGGAGTAGTAAACAATTGATATATTTCTGATGCGGTTACCATTTCACTTCGTTTGGCGTGCCAAGCAGATGTACGTTGGTCGTTTTGTCCATATTCACGGATTACACGCTCAACATTTCTGTCTCTCATCCAAATCTTACCTAAATCCCCGTCTAATAATTTATAGGCCATTCGTTTTACAGTTCGCATTATAGTACAGTATCCCAGTTCTGGTTGAAGAGATTTACAAAACAGGGCAAAATGTTTGAGCCTTGTATTCAGGCGTGTATATGGCCGATTATCCATCAACCATTGACGCAAAGCATCTTCCATTATATTATAAAAGGCAACTCTGCGAAAACCCAATTTAAACCGAATAATACAATGACAACTATGGATACAACAACAATACAAAGCAAGGAACAGTGGGTATTACACCGACTTGAAAGTTTTTATGCGAAGGATGGAAATTTTGAAAGAATACGACCGATTCTAAGTGGAGAATCTCGCATCAGTCTGCGATTGATGGATTGGTTGGTTACCAACTATGCGAAGAAGCATAACGTCTCTTATATGACAAAATCCAATCGTCACGTGATTGTATATCTGACTTACAAATCCAATCTGAAGGCATACAGCAAAAAGATGTTCGACCCATTCTGCCGATGGAAGCGAATTCAATTCAATGGATTTTCTACCACGGTCGGTCAGCTCAATTTCTTTGAGTGGGCTATTCAAGATGAGGTATTGGATTTCTTAGAAGAGCACTACGATGAGGTACACAAGGATATGGAAGAATGCTCGACCACCATTCAACCGAAGGAGGGAGATGAAGGTGCTCGTAGAAAGAGACACGAGCTTTCTAGGTCAGCAACCAAATCAGTAAGACGACACGATGTACGCGTTGTTGTCCGATTTGATTAATCTGTCTAATAATAACAATGTATTCAATTTTAGATTCAAAAATTTTGTATCCAATTACAGATGAAATCGCAGACCACGATGAGAACGTGGTTTCTGATCTCTGGAATATGGATGGACACGAAGTCTATCGCGGATCAAAGGATCCTCAATACACACACGCAAATGTATATTGGTTATATGATGAAGGGTTTCAACGAGTAGGGTGTATCGAGCACAACTCAAAAAACCATTCTGATTTCAATCTACTCTGGTATCACGACAGCGAATTTGGTACACTCCTGCAGGAAGATGGTTGGAGTGTCACAGATAGTAGTCTTTGGGACCATTTTCCTGAGCATAGTTATACTCGTTTTATAAATGAAGGATGGGCTACAAGTCCTATGACAGTAATGGAACGATGTTTGGAAAGTGATTTCCGAATTGTTACACCACGAATGTTGATTTCTATGCCAGAAGTCTATTATTGTGATGTATGTGGAAGACGCAGTTTCAAGCAGATACATCAATCTAGTTTTGCTACCATTCCATTTGATTTCCCAAACAAAAAGAGGGTATTGTTTGTGGATGATGACTTTGTTATTCATCGTCCCCCTTTAGGAAGCCGTGTTTGGCTTAAGCTGCGACTACCCGACGACGATTCTTTGGAGCAGCTGCGGGTGCTGGAGCAGGAACCGGTGCTGGAGCAGGAGTCTCTTCCTCCTCCTCTTCCTCTTGAACCTGTTCTTGAGTCTCCTCCTCAACCGACTCCTCAGACTGAGCAGCTACCGCAGGAGCAGGAGTCTCTTCCTCCTCCATAAAGTCGCTGAACACTTGAGAGGCAGTGACCTTTTGACTTGGGAAGATTTGAGCATAGGTGATACGCCAAGTGACTCCGAATCCTGAACCAGTGACATAGATGCTTGGTGCAGCTACAAGTCTTGCTTGGACTCGCTTTGGGAATCGTTGTTCGAGATTGGATTCAGTCAACTCGATTGGTTGTCCAGTTCCATCGATTGCTTCCATACTGACTTGACCATCATAGACTGGAATCTTCATTCGAAATCCTGGTGGATACTTACCATTTGGAACCCATTCGCCATTGACCTTCTCGACTGATGGAGATAGGATTTGCTTGAAGCTGTCACGAAGAACCTCTTCCTTTCTGGCCTTTGAGAACCAGGATACACTGCGATCAACTGCAGTCTTTACGATCTTCTCTTGGAGGTCAAGAAGGAAGTTGTACAAGTTACCAACTTCGCTTCCAGAAACATCACGTTCCTTTGCATAGGAATCACATCCAGTCAATGAAGCTGGAAGTGTATAAGTTCTGCTTCCGCTGTTCTCGTCCACACGAACGTTAACACCGGCAAGATAGGTCATCTTTGGAATACGAATTTGTAAGTTTTGTCCGTTATACTTGATCTGTACGCTCTTACCGCCTGCTTTGTTTGTGCGGATTTCGCTGAAAGTGATCTTGGATACGTCGATGTTGTTTACGTTGATGATTGCGTTAGTTGCCATTTGAGAGTTTATGCCTGATATTCGTTTGAAAAAGGAAGATCCGTTTTTTCCGGCTTTCATTTACTATCCGTTTTTCTAATAATGAAATGTGCTGCGACTCAAAACAGGAAATCGGATGAGCAGTGTAAATCAAATGCGTTGTGTGATGGAGGTCTGTGTGGAAGACATATAAAATCCAAGAGTCCAAGACTTTGGGTAGATGTTATGTCAGTGAAGGCTACCAAGCTTCCAAAAGCACAGGCGATGATTCGCGGTTATCTTGTTCGTATTCGGTTAAAGAATGCAGGTCCTGGTGTTCTCAAACGAAGTGTTATTGTGAATGATGAGGATTGTGTGACCTATACGGATAAGAATAAAGTTCATCCCTTTGATTATTTTGCATTTGAAGAAGGAGGCAAAATATGGTTCTTTGAATTCAGTACAATTTGGGATTGGTGTAGACGGTCGTTTCGTCCTACAAATCCGTACACAAAGAGTGAATTAACAATTGAGACCAAAAGCAGATTACGAGAAATCTGGAGGTATCGTGATAAGTACAAACATCCTATTCCACCGGAATCAAATCTGTTTTCGGAACGGCTGATGTGTCGATGGAATAGTGTATGTCAGGTCATCCACGATCACGGATTTGATAATATTCATCCTAATCTATTTATTGATTTTGGTCCTCGCGAGTATTATCATTTCTTTCAGATTTTGAAGGACGAAATCCTCAAGAAGAAGATGAATCCTTATGAGATGAAATTAGTGTCCTACTGCAACACGGGGGTACACCTGTCTTCCGTGGGTACCTACTATCAGTCGTCCCTGTTCTCTTTGCTGATGCTAATGCGTATGCTAACTTTGTGCCACCAACCCTATGAATTCATTTTTCGTGTGGTATCCGCGTTATATCGGAGTTAACCATTTACATAACCGCCGAGGATAAGAAGTATATCAACCGCGTTAGAAATGAGTGCAACAGTTACTTCCGTAAAGACAAACAAGATGCCAGGTGACAAGAAGACCACGAAGAAGACCGCAGCCGCCGCTGCCGCAACCCCAGCTGTAGCCACTACCCCAGCTCCAGCAGCCGCCCCAAAGGCAACCAAGGCCAAGGCCGTCAAGGCTAAGGCAGAGGTAGTTGTTCCTACTACTGAGACTCCATCTGCTGCCCCAGCCGTTGTGACTCCAGCTGTTCACACCTCCACCGATGCTCTCCTCACTTCTTTGAGCGAGCAATTGAAGGCTCTCTCCTCGGAGTTCAACTCCAAGGTGCGTGATGCTGTCCGTGCTGTCCAAGAGGCTGCCAAGCAATCCAAGCGTGAGCAACGCGATTCCAAGAAGAAGAAGAGAAAGAACCCTGAGGAGATGACCGCCGAAGAGCGAAAGGCTTGGGAGGCTCGTCGTGCGAACAACGCCTTCTTGGTTCAACGCCCATTGACTGATGAGCTCTCTGCCTTTATGGGACTCCCAGCTGGATCCAAGCGCTCTCAGACTGAGGTTACCAAGTTCATCAGCGAGTACGTCAAGTCTCACTCTTGCTTCGACCCTACCTTCAAGCGAAGAATCATTCCTAACGCTGCCTTGGGTAAGTTGTTGCGAGTCGGTGACAAGGATGAGGTTACCTACTTGAACCTTCAATCTTTCTTGAAGGTCCACTTCAAGAAGCCTGCTACTGCTTAAACGTGTAAAGTAGTATAACTTTTACAGTTATGAAGCTCGAAACCGAGTATCATAAAAGTATAATGAGTTGGTTTAACATCAATACTGGTGTTCTAGGCCTTTTAATATTATTTTTGGGTTGGACATATTGGTCCACCGACCCTTTTTCTGTCGAGAAGAATCCACTCTCTTTGCCGTGGGTTCCAATTGATGTTCGAAAGACCAAAGTATATGTTTCGCAGACACGCGATGCCTCTATGTTTACAGAATTGACACGTCGCACTGCTATTATTGGAAATCCGCAGAGGTTTGGATATAAGTACAAAGGTTCTGAAAATGGTACACTAGAAGGCAATTTCATTTCGGGGATCTGTATTATCAAACGCTGCCCAGTACACGATGTATTGTACGATGCTGCTGATGCAAACGATCACGAATTCTGTGTCCTCGATGGTAATGATGTACCGGATGAAGTGGTATACGACGCTGGAAATGCAGATACAGTTGTCTGTGGTGTTTAATAATGGCGAATTGTGGACCGACAAATGTAAAATTCTTGCTTCGGCGAGACACTGCTACAAATTGGAATGTTAAGAATCCAGTTTTGCAATCAGGTGAACCCGGATATGATTTAACAAATGGTGTATTGAAAATAGGTGATGGAGTAACACCTTGGAGAAACCTTTCAGCATTGAACAGTGGAGGAGGAGCAGGTGGAACAGGACCTACTGGACCTACAGGGCCTACTGGAGATATAGGTCCGACCGGACCTACTAATTCGACTATTTTTGATGGAGGTGACCCATATTCCGTATATACGTCTGGTCCCGTATTTGATTGTGGTGCAGTAGTATAAACAGGGAAACTATGCCCTTCATTCAATTTGAACTAAGAAGAGGAACAACTGCACAATGGGTATCAGCAAATACACTTCTTGCTGTTGGTGAATTTGGTTTGGAGTTGGATACTATGAGATTGAAGTTGGGAGATGGTGTGCATCATTGGTTAGATCTTCCTTACTACGATACGGTAGGACCAACAGGATATACTGGTTATACTGGTTATACAGGACCTACAGGACCTACAGGATACACAGGGTACACCGGTTACACTGGATTTACAGGACCTACTGGTTACACAGGTTATACAGGATACACTGGTTACACTGGTTATACTGGTTACACTGGTTATACAGGACCTACTGGATATAGCGGTTACACCGGTTACACAGGATACACAGGACCAACTGGATATACTGGTTATACAGGTTACACTGGTTACACTGGTTATACTGGTTATACCGGATACACTGGACCTACTGGATACACTGGTTATACCGGTTATACAGGTTATACAGGATACACCGGTTATACAGGTCCAACAGGACCAACGGGTTATACAGGTTACACTGGTTATACTGGTTATACTGGATATACCGGATTTACAGGACCTACTGGATACACTGGTTACACTGGTTATACTGGATATACTGGATATACTGGATATACTGGATTCACTGGACCAACTGGATACACAGGGTACACTGGTTATACTGGTTATACCGGTCCTACTGGTTACACAGGTTATACTGGATACACCGGATATACTGGATATACTGGTCCAACAGGCTACACTGGATATACTGGATTCACCGGATATACTGGATTCACAGGATATACTGGATTTACTGGATTTACTGGTCCAACAGGACCAACGGGTTATACGGGTTACACAGGATATACTGGTTATACTGGTTATACTGGCTTTACAGGTCCAACAGGATATACTGGATACACTGGATATACTGGATACACTGGCTATACAGGTCCAACTGGTCCAACAGGATACACCGGATACACCGGTTATACTGGTTACACTGGATACACCGGTTATACTGGGTTCACAGGTCCAACAGGGTATACTGGATATACTGGTTACACTGGATATACTGGATTCACGGGTTATACCGGATTCACTGGTTATACCGGATTCACTGGTTATACGGGTTTCACTGGATTTACTGGACCAACTGGACCTACTGGGTATACTGGTTATACAGGATTTACAGGATATACTGGATTCACTGGTTATACGGGATATACAGGATATACAGGATTCACTGGTTACACTGGATACACCGGATATACAGGACCAACAGGTCCAACAGGATATACTGGATACACCGGATATACTGGATACACCGGATATACTGGGTTTACTGGATACACTGGTTATACTGGATTTACAGGACCTACTGGATACACTGGTTACACTGGTTATACCGGATTTACTGGTTATACTGGGTTCACAGGTTACACTGGATTTACGGGTTATACTGGTTATACAGGTTACACTGGACCTACAGGTTATACTGGGTATACTGGATATACCGGATTTACAGGACCGACTGGATACACTGGTTACACTGGTTATACTGGATTCACAGGGTATACTGGATTCACAGGATACACTGGACCGACTGGATATACTGGATACACGGGTTATACGGGATACACGGGATTTACTGGACCAACAGGACCAACAGGATATACAGGTTATACAGGATATACAGGTTATACTGGCTACACTGGACCAACTGGACCAACGGGTAAAACAGGCCCAACTGGATATACCGGTTACACAGGATACACAGGACCAACGGGTACAACAGGTCCTGTAGGACACGGATTTGGAACATTGGTCAATACAGGAACAACTGTATTGGGAACAGGTGAAATTGGGTATGCATATTCAGGAGCGTTCTATGCGATCCCTACTATGCAGATGGGATATGTAGCAAGAGTGGATTCTTATTATGGAAATGATGGTACTGCATACATTGGAGGAACGCCATTTGCTACTGTAAATGCTGCGATTACTGCTGCGGCTGCCGTTGCATCGTCTACGGTTCGTATTACTATTTGGGTATTGCCTGGAATATATACCTTGAGTTCAGGTATTACTGTTCCAAACTACTGTTCTTTACGAGGTGTTTCTCTTCAAACATGTAGGATTCAAATGATTGATGTTACAGCAGATACAACTCTGCTTACTATGGGTGAAAATACGCGTGTAGAAGACATAACAATCTCATTGACATCTGGCGGACACTACAATTTAGTCGGTGTTAGTTTTCCAGGAACCACTTCTGTGACAGCCAAACTTCGAACATCGACAGTTTCTGTCAATAACTCCACTGCTATCAATGGTGGAACTTCAAATATATATGGTGTTCTTTGCAGTGGTACAGGATCATTAGGTCCTTCTTCCTTCTCATTCAATTGTATCAAGGGATCTACAATCAACGTCTATTCAAACGGTGCGGGTAATAAGCGTGGAGTATTCGTAAACAATACCAATATCGTAACAACTCGAGATACCAACATTTATGTAGCACAGCCAGCATTGACTTTTACAGGAGCAACAGGTGCATCCTATGTAGGAGTAGAAACCAACGATAGTAACAATACAGGGTCTGTTCAGTTACGCAGTACCACAATAGGTGCCGTAAGTCCAACAGGTTCTCAAGCATATACCTATTCTGATATTCTCCAAACCACTCCTGCTACGATAACAAATCCAACCTATTTAGCCTCTGCAGGTATACAGATAGGTCCAGGAACAGATTTGGTAACAAAAACAGCAGGCGGTAAGGGCTTTTCAACCTATGTATATCCAACTATTATATATTATGGACTTAAAGGAACTATTACCAGTGCAGGTGCTGGATGGTTATGGCCTGGAACACAGGCTGTATCTGCAGGAACATTTCCAGACCCTGGACTGCCTCCTGCTTATTTCAGAGTTCAACAACCGTCTATTCTTTCAGGAATGTCTGCTGGGTTAACTGTAGCTCCTGGCGGAACCAACACATTAACTCTTACGGTGTATTACACACCGATTGCCAATTTAACAACCTTTAATGGATATATTTCCGGAACAACACT